GACCCTGTCGCCACAGTAATACTAATTTCTGCACTGAATTTCACAAGTGCGATCCTACGGTAATTAAACCCGTACGAAACCCCTCACACATGCACAGCATGTGAGAGATACGTACGCTTAAAAAGATAGGGTAGTAAGAAATTAGCGGGAACTGCAGAGGTGGTTGTTTCCATACGTCAATATATCCGTAATTAAATTACGCGTTGTTACTACAATGTCAATAATAGACTGCGCTGTCCTCATTTTGATGCTTTACAAAGGCATCAATATGAGCGCTACATTCTTCAGAATACAGCGGGAACGAAAATTCCCTTCCGAAGAAATTGTTGACGACGAGTTCTTCCCAGAACTTATATATTGATATAGGAGCATGCGTGCGTGCACGCGTAAAAGAACTGCCCCTGAAAAGTGCCGGATCCCCCCACGAAGGGGCGAGACCCAACTCTCGTGTATAACTCGGATCGTCCAAAAGACGAGTACCGGTTATTCCCGATTTGACACTCCCTTCTAACATACAAATGAGTATGCCTAGAACATTACTGACCTGAAAGTACTGTTGCGAAACACTAACGTACGTAAATGTACGTCGTGACGCAACACACGACCATTTAATCTCGCGCGGTTTCTCCTTATACAGGATGATCGACGGATTTTTTGGTCTGTACCGATAATAGAAAATGCTTGGGCTTTTAACCCCATGCGTGTCGAAACAAGGATCGATCTCCTTTCTCAAGGGAAATGGAACTTTCTTGATATCGACTTTTCTATAACAGGAGACAGGAGCGTGTAAACCCGCATCCACACCTTCCCAGTTGGGAACAAAAGTCGTCTTGCTTGTACCAAGAGCTTCCATCAGTACATCGATGGACTCAGGTAAAGCTACAGAGTGTTTTACGCTCCAATAATTAAGACGATTTATCAAAGAGAAGATGTTAGCTTGTGTTGTCAAGTCTTGACAAAACACGGGCCGAACGTCATAACCATGGTAATAATCACCTCCACAGGATTCACGGAATGGACCCTGAGAGAATGACTTCTTATCATTAACTATGAACCCGAGTGAACTAAGGACCTTTATTAGGGGACCGTACACTCGTCTATCTACTATAATATCGTCACCATAAACGGCCCAAGTCTTAATCTTTTCTCCCTTATTCCCGAGGGAATGAGGATTCGAGAAAGTATCGTACTCGGGTAGGTCTGCAAAAGAATACAGAACCTTGACGATAGCAGATAAAAGTAGAGTCATAAGAGAAAAGGTAAATCCATTACCCATAGTTGACAACATGTGCTTCTCATACGTATTCTTTCCTACACGAATGTAAGTAGATCGTATAAGAGCAAGCCATTGTACAACTTGAACAGGAAATAAAAACTTCACTATAATACTAGGAAAATTTGATGCCTCTGATAAATCAAGAGTGCACCACTCCCATGTACGTGTAGTCATACTGAATTTTTCTAAGGAGCCAAGCATTGCAAGGTTCCTATTCAGTTCCTGTTGATTC